ATATAAAACAGGCTCATCAGATGTTAGATCAGATCAAGAAATCAGGTCTACACAACAAAACCAAAGTTGCTCAAGAACTTGTAAGAGAGCTTGAAACCTACATCAAATCAGCGGGCATGAAAAAGCAAGCCGATCTGAGGTTGTTGCTGTCTAAAAGAGATGATGATCTTAAGAAGATCTTCTTCTATTGGGCAAGTGCCGCTCTCTCTGAAATGACTAGTGAGCCAGAACTGCAAGGTATGACTATCCCCTCTGTTGGGTCTGATAGACCAGACATCTATGGTGCAAAGATCCTCAACCAACTTGGTCCAATGAGGAGGAGGCGACAAGCGAGTGTTGCAAAGTACGCAAACTTTTTGAACAATCTATATGAGGAACTTAAACCACTCCTTATCAGCGGTATCAACAAAGCCTATGGTAAATTTGCTTACAATAACAAAGAGTTTGAGAGAGTAAGTAGCGACATCCTTGAAGAGCTTTGGCAAAGAGCTTCTATGTGGGCTATCACAGGTAAAAGTGGAGTACCTAAGTCGGATGAAAGTAGAGACTCTTCAGTCACCCCTTGGAAAAGGATTAGTGAGAAAGTCGAGGGGGGTGAATCTATTGCTGACAGAGTTATGAAAGCTATCAGTTTGGGTGTATTCAGTGCAATGGCTTCTAAAGGACGCTACCTAAGCCTTGAGGAAAGAAGAGAGCTAGGAATAGCTCTCGTTGATGGACAAAAAGTAAGACAAGAATCTATCGAGGGGCAATCTTCGTCTGGTGAAGAATACAGCAAACTCGATCAGTTCAGTGCTGAAGGACACATACAGAACGCACTTGGTATGACCGACACAGATAAGTTCATCGAAGAAGAAGGGATTACCGAAGAGGAGCTTGAGGCCATCTTAGGTGGCCTCTCTGATGGGACTTATGACAGGCAACCCTTAGTGTGGCTCAAAGGACTAGAGCTACTTTTAAAGTCAGACCACATTGCAATAGATGACGCTCTAATAACAGACACCTTGAAGCCCGATTTCTTTGCGGGTAAATACGCATCACCAGAGGCAAGTGAACTTGCTAGAGAACTCCTTGAACTTACTAAAAACCCTGTCACAGATGAGCTTGAAGAATTTATCAGTCTCTATTATTCGGGTGAACTCGATGAAGATGAACTTGATGATATTGAGGGCAACTTGATCGCTGACGGTTGGTTGATTGATAACATCGAAATCTCTACAGAAGCCCAACAAGCTGTGGAGATGATCGAAGGGCAAGCAGAGCAGATAGCAGAGCGAGCTGTAAGTAATTACGCATTGCCCGAAGGTAAAATTGGAGACGCTATCCGAGAACTAGAAAAAGTTAGTCTAACTCTAGCAAACATTAAAAGACTTGCTAATTTGTTCTCCTCCGAGACAGACAACTTCTCTTGGATTCTTGACGCTAATCTGTATCTTGATGACGCTGAATGGGCTTTAGCTCTTAGAGAAGCTGACCCTACTGCCTTGAGAGAGATCCAAGACACAATCGAAGAACATCAAGAGCCTCTTTTACCTCTAGGGTTGAAACATATATTCAACTCAAAAGTCTTTGAAGACAAAGCAAAGATAGTAGCGATCAAAGAGTTTGCTGATAAATGCATGGATCAAGCTGTTGTTAAAAAACTTTTAGGTAACAATAAAGGACCTCTAGGTTGGTATCTTGAGTTAGCTATCTACTTAAACGGTGGGGCTATTAAAATAGGAGCAGGTGGGGTAGACCACAAAATTGAGGTTAAAGGACTGAAGTTCTTCGGTATTAATGGGTCTACTTATAATGGGTTAGTCTCTGTACTTATGTCGTGTAAAGACGATGAGGGGAACTTTAAACAGTCTGAAGTAAATAAGGTTGTGAAAGCTCTCGAAGAGATTATTGCTCCGTATAGACCAAACGGTCTTGATTACAAGATGTCCGCGTTTGTGAAGAACATCACTAATATAATCGACAATCCAAAGTACAAAACGACATCAGCAAAAGCAGGGCAAGCTCGCAAAACTGTACTGAACAGTGGGGGTAAGCTCAAAGGCTTCTACTCTGGCATTGCAAGTGAGCTTGTTCGCTATCGCTTCTACCTTGACATCGGTCTGACCGAAGGGTCTAACTTACCAAAGGGTCTAGGTAATGCTGACTGTGATGAGCGTGTGATGAAACTTATGGGACCTATTCCACGCAACGAGATTAACGCAGTCAAGAGTGAGACTTATGATGGTTTGCTACTTACATGGCAAAATGAAGTTAATACCGCTCTAAAAGCAAGAGAGGAGTTCTTGATAAAGAAGAAACTCACAGAGAGAAACGCAGTCACAAAGGTATTCAAAGAGTTCGGTATCGAAGAGGGTACAGAGCTATATGAGGCATTTGTTAATCTCGGTTAATCTGTAGTTTATTTATCATCGGTAGTCTAGTAAATAACCCACTAGACTACTGGTGATAACATGAGCGAAGACCTACAGATTTCTTACGCTTGCCCTCATTACATTCGATATGAGAGGGTAGGGCTACAAAACGGTATCTACATTATACCAGCATCACCGATCAACGGTGCTGGTCTTGTAGTGATTAAACGAGATGGTGTCGTACTTGATTCTCAAGGCAATAACCGAGAGGCGATCATCACCACTCCTAATGTGTCTCCCTTTAGAGTGAGAAGCACCTCTAATGTGCTTACAATCACCACTACTGAGGGGTACTCAAACACAATCACCTTACCCTCGAAGATATACAACTCAAAGACCTTGATCTCCGAAATACAAAGCCAAATCGGAGCGGTAGTTGTTGAGGAGACTACATCAAAAGCGTTGAGGTTCTCCGACCAAAAACTAGGCATTGGGTTCACCCTCACAGGAAGCCTTTTAAAAGCACTAGGGTTCAAAAAGCAAAAACAAGTGGCTAAGACCAAAAAGGCCACACCTACTTGGGGTTTAGTTTCACGACTCAATGGACACGACATACAGTTCAAAAGCAAACTAGAACCAGAGGGGTTGCTAGAAATATCTTACACGACCGAAAAGCGTTACTGTAGACGATGTGGTGGAACAGGAGTAGAGAACGACTTTAGGTTCGGCACTGATGGAGACATCCAAAAAGTTCGAGACACAGACCTTCTCTATCAGAATATAGCTAAGACTCTACTAACAGAGATCGGGTCTAACCCATATCACGCTTGGTATGGATCAAACGCTAGTCGTCTCATCGGTCAAAAGAATAATGCTTCGGTAGGGGTCGCATTAAGGATGAGTGTTCAACAGGCACTAGATAAGTTGCAAAAAATGCAACAGGATCTCAAGAGGGTACAATACCTTAGCCAAGAAGAAAGATTAATGAGCGTTCAATCTGTGGAGGTGTCTGCACTCAACGGAAATGCGACTGCATTATTATGTAATGTGGTAGTTCGTAGTGGTGCTAACCGACAGGTGAGCGTAAATATAGTTTTTGAAGTACCTGGTAGCATTTCATTAGATGGAGTTTGACATGAGTTATAGCTTAAAAATTGTAAAACCAGATGGAGTCAGCTCCTCAACATCAACTAACTATTCGACCGACAAAGAGGAAGTGTTCATTCATGGTCTTGTTGAGGGATACGACCAAATCACAGTGTCCTTCTTAGATGAGGAATTTACATCTGTAGGTATAGATGCAGACATCCTTATTGACGGTGATGGGTCGTGGGAGTTTCCAGATTCAGGAATCTCAGAGGGAATAGACTTAAATCAAGGGGCTAACAGCTTCCTTATCTCAGCTACCGATGGGTCAAATACGACATCTTTAACACTGATTATTATCTCTAGCCTAGACTCAAACACAGCGAAACCCTTACCCCCTCTCAATATAAAAGCCGAGAGAGCTGATGATAATGTTGTTCTTAGTTGGATACATACTGAGTCCGAGATCAAATCTTATAATGTGTACGCATCTACTGTAAGTGGTGGCGGTGATGGATATCTACAAATCAACAGGATACCAATCGACCCAATCACCTATGGATTCAAGTCGGAGAAGATTACCCCTTTAGTAGATTTCTCTAGCGACATCGAAACCATCGAAGAAGATCCAAATGTTCTCACCATAAAAGCCCTACAGAACACCACCGAAAGTGAGATCGGGTCACAAGAGATTGCTGAGAATGTGACCCGATTAAGAGTCGCAACAAATGTCTCTGCAATCGAGTTGGAGACAAAGGTGTCTTTCAAACATAATCGTAGTGTTCCAGACCAAGCAAATACAATAGAGATAGGTGAATTTGCTTCTCTCAATGCAAACACACCTCTTTACTATGTCATTACAGCAGTCAAGGTCGTGGATAACCAATCGGTTGAGTCTACTTTTAGTATTGAAGTGGGTTCTGCCCCTATCAATTTACAGCTTGTCAACACGACCCTACCAAATGTGACCGACTCACAGCTTACTGAGAGTATGATCTCGGCTATTTATGATGCCGACACCACAGCGAGTGTTCATGCAGGATCTGCGATAAGAGATTTGTTCATTGACCCTGTAGTCTCTGAGGTTTCTCGTATAAGAGTCCTCTTAGATTTCTGTTACAAAGCGACCAACTTTGTGTCTCTTAACGACATAGATGATCCTACTGGATTGGGCGAGTCTATCTTCGTATCGAACTCTAGCTATAAACAGCTCTTAAAAGAGGCTTACTTCCTCGATACCGACACACAGGTACAAAACCTTATAGACATCTGTTTTGATCGCTTGGCATCTAATCTAGGCATTGTTAGATTATCGGGGCAAGTAGCGAGGGGTGAAGCTACCTTTTTCTCAAGGGGTACACCGACATTTGACCTTATCGTTCCTATTGGACAACTCATCTCTAGTAGTGGTGTAAGATTTAGAACTGTCCAAGCAGGAACAATCACAGTTTCCGAAGCCCCTAACTTTTACAATCCTGTCACACGCAGATATGAGATCACCCTACCGATTCAAGCTGATACAGCGGGTCTGATTGGGAATGTGACATCGGGTCAAATCACAACAGGTGCTCCATTAGGACTAAGTGTAGTCAATAACGCACCTACATTCGGGGGGTCTACAAGAGAGACAAACCAAGAGCTGATGACACGAGCAATGACCTACATCTCTTCTGTAGATGTAGGTACAAGAGCAGGTTATGAACGAGTAGCTAGAGAATCAGCTGGTGTTTTAGGTTATGAGGTCATAGATGCAGACAACCCATATATGCTTCGAGATAACGATCAAGGGGGTAAGGTAGACATTTGGATTAGAGGGGAACTGTTGAGTCGAGTGACTGATGTATATGCTCCGTCTTACAAGTCAAGAAAAGACTCAAGATTCATCCCAATACTGTCAGAGGGTGCGTATAAGTTCCAAGCCTCTGATGCCACCATAGAGAACCCTCTGTTTCAAATGATTGACCGAGCTAATACCTTCGGACTCAAAAACCAAACCAATGGTGAGTTCTTCGATCTTACAGGAGCAACCATTTCTGAGGGTAAGACCCTCATACTCAATACAGACATACCCCAACCCACATATCGCATGACCGACATCATCTTAGGAGACTATCGAACTGATGTGACTAATAAAGTCGTGCTAGACAGACAACCTGTCCGACAAGTTATTTCTGTTCGTAAAGCAGATGACACCGATCTCGCTTACACATTCTACAAAACCGAAGATCCTCTTGTGCAAGGGCAGTCCTCAAAAGCTCAAGACTACATCATCATTGATAATGACGGATTAGAGAAGATCATCTCAATCACATCCGAACAACAGACCCTCAATGAACTCTACGCTGAAACGCTATCAAATCGTGGGGTAGACATCACGACAATCGTAGTCAAAGACTCTAATGGTAATACTTTTGCAAGTCCTTTGACTTCCACGACACCGGATTATCTCATAGAAGTTGATGAAGATCTGACAACAATTAAGAGGACTACAACAAGTACAATCACATCGGGTCTAACTGTCTTTGTCGATTATGAGTACCTAGAAAACATTACTGTGACTTATCAAACAAACCTCGTAGTATCTAACCTACAGTTAGAGGTTAATGAGCAAAAACACATGGGAGCAGATGTCCTCATAAAAGAGGTGTCTCCTGTTCGGGTAAATGTAAAAGGTCTTGTCTACTTAGAACAAGGGGTTTCTGCTTCGAGTGTAGACTCGATCATTAAAGCCTCATTGTTCAACCTCATAACAGAAACAACTCTTGGGGGTAATCTTTACCCCTCCGATTTCATTCGGGAGATTGACTCTGTACAAGGCGTTTCTTATGTGTCTGTTCCTTTGACCGAGCTTTCATTGACTGAGGGGGATCAAATCCTTCGTGAAGAAGTGAACCCAACAGTGCCGATAGAGATTACAGAGTTTACAAGCTCTAGTCATAAAGTGTGGCTCATGGATGTACAACTAGACCATGTACCTTCCTCTAGTGGGGGGTTAAATGCTAGGGTGTTTTTAAATCGAAAAGAAATAGAAACGCTATCGGTAGGGCAAAGAGAAAATGCCTCAAACTGGATTGGTGGGAAAGGGAGCATCGTAGGTTTGGAGAGAGCTTATGTCAGCACTAACGGAGTTCTAACAGAGATTCCTAACTCAGCTCGAAAACTTATGATCTCATTACCATTAGGGGAAACACCTTTAGATTACGAGATTGAAATCAACTACACTTGTGGAGACGGAACTGGTGTGGTGGGTGAGATCAGATTAAACAACTTTAGCTACTTTCAAGTGGGAGATCTCAGCTTCACTTATGAAGAGGAGAGAAGATAATGGTATATGATTTCGACCCTCGCACAAACAAAGAAAACCTAAACTCAAAGTCCTATCCAAGACGACTCTTAGAGGACATCCTAACCGACAAGATCGTGGACTCTATGTCTTTCGGTACAGCCTCAAACTACTTTACTCGCAGTTATGGGCCGAACCATAGGATCATTTATGAGGGTGTGGGTAGACTCCTCGCAGAGTTATTAGTAGACACATTAGATAATCTTGAAGATGTAGAATACTCCCAACTACGAACTGAATTTGTTGCTACTCGACTCTTGTACCTCGTATTCCCCAATGAGGACTCTGTACCTGTCGGTGACACACACGAAGAAACTGTTTCGTTTCTATTACAGACTTATGAAGCCCTACTACGAGGAGCAACAAAGAAATCTATAGATGAAGTGTTGAATGACATCGCAGAAGGAAATGCTGTTGTAGTCAGCACTATTGAGGGGTATGTCGCTAACATCAAATCTTCCATCTTAGCTACCACAGAATACAATACAGATGGGGTATTTAGGACACACAGACACTTTGCTTTCACTGACGAGTCCGGACTCGGATCGACTAACAAGCCGATTGGATATAAATGGGGGGATGAACTACACACGCACGATATCGTGGAAGGTGTCATCCAACCTTACATAGATGCCGATGGAAACTCTCACTCTCATGAAGTTTATCTAGGTATTCCAGAAAACATCATTCGATTACAGAACAATTTACGCAAAGTTCTCAACATCACCAAGCCTGCTCACATTAAAACAGGCGAGATTGCCTCTATCATTGATGAAGACATCCCTATCCTAGCTCAAGGCAAAGGTGATGTGTTTAGTCCTATTCTCGGTATCGACCCTAATAAGACTGATGGGGAGATCATCGAAGCTAACAAGATTGACTCAACACTCCCATACTACAACCAAAACGCTCAGTATGGACTCGTTGGACTCTCACTAGGGAGTTTGTACCAAGAGGACATGAGAAAGGCAAGAGAGGGTGTTTTTGAGCCTAATAACTATGGTTATGTGTCGGGCAAGACCATACGCTTTTGGCGAACAAACATTAAGGTTGCAGATAACCTCGTCATCGGCACACAAAAGTTAAGGGTCATCGAGGTA